TTACGCGATAAATTTAACCATTATGAAGTCATAATTAAACGTAACCCAAAGATAAAGTTGGACGCTGATTGTTTTGATAATTTTCCTGCCCTTCAGAGCATCATTCACTGTGATAAAAAATTTAATGCCATAATGTGTCCTATTATAGATAAGCTAAAGAATCGCTTGAAAGCTTGTTTGCCCAACCATGTACTACTTTTTTGTGACGTTTCACCCGAGCAATTCGCCGCTAACATTGACTCTGTTTGCCCACCGACTATGGTCACCTATGGTGAGCCTACCTTAGAAATCGACGCGTCGCAGTTCGACCAATCTCAAGGTTTAACTGTACTGGAATTTGAATGTTTGTTGATGCGATTCTTTGGCGTGCGTGAGTTCTACATCACTATGTGGTATGCTTCGCATTACTACAAAATAGTCCGTGATAGGAAGCACCGTAACACCTTCATCCTTCCACAGCAGAGGACTAGTGGCGACGGCGGTACTTGGTTTTTCAATACTACTTATCTTATGTCTGTAATCGCTTATCAGTATAATATTTCTACCGTTAAATTTGCTTTATTTTCAGGAGATGATAGTCTTATCGTCGGTCGTTTTTCTCCCAGACATAATGTTTCTTTCTTTGCCGAGAAATTCAACCTTCAGATTAAACTCTTTAATTTTTCCAAATCATTTTACTTCTGTTCTAAATTTCTTATCAAATCGCCATACGGGTGGATATTTCTACCTGATCCTTTGAAAATTTTGGTCAAACTAGGTTCACACAACATCCGTAACTTTGAACACTTGGAACTTATTCGTATATCACTCGAGGATCTTACACGCGACTACGATAGGGTGGACTTATCGTGTGTTATCGATAAATGTATGCACGATCGTTATCCTGCCAACACCAACTATTCGAAATTGGTTCTTGCCCTCCACGGTCTTATCCGCGACAAACCTGCTTTCACTTGTATGTTCTACGTCCCAGTCGGCGTAGAGCTACTGCAAGATCCTTCAATACCAAATTTAGATTAATTTATGTCATTCACAATGTCTATTCAAAGTTTAATGGTTAAAGCTGTCCTTGATGTTACCAAACACTGCGGCTGTCATTCCGACGTCCGTAAAATCTTGGATATCTATGTTAAATTCTCTAATCCCATGTGTAATCAATACAACTACACATCTTTGTTAAATGAAATATTAATGTTAAATAAATCTTTAAGCGCAATTTATACAATTATCCCACTTCAACGTTTTAATACGCATAACGATAAGTATATCGCTACTGCTGAGATAGTATATAATAATAAAGTTTATCCTTTATCTTGCAACATACCCTTCTTCGACAAGAAGTCGTGTAGTGACAATATCTCAAGATTAATTATCAAAGAAATCTCATCTCTTCTTCCCAAAGTCACCTACCCTAAATGGTATTCGCCCGACATCTTTAACATGACTTTAAGTGAAATAATAGAAAAATTTGACTCATTCACTGTCAAACAACATGTACGTACAACTTCTGAATCTGATAATCCCGAGTCTCCTTAATCTCACCTTATCTGAGACTTACTATCTTGATGAGTTTAAACTCCGTCACTACCAGAGCTTTCGACACTTTGATCTATCCCCTGTTTTGCTATACACTATTAATCATAATCCTAAGTGCTTAGTGGCATATGACAGTATTTTGTCCTCTTCATGCCCGTCTTTACCTAGTTGTGGTATTTCTAAATCTTATATACATACCAACTCTATTCTTGATAAAATCACCTTTTGCTATTATATTAAACCTGTAGCTTCTTCTGTAAATGTTGTACACAACGCCACAGTTCTTTCACCTAAGCATATAACGCTTTCATCATCTTCTTATACTTTATCATCTGTCCCTGACTTAGAACCAAATAATCAATATATTGTCTTAACCACAGGTAATCTATATGCTATCACTACCTACGCATGCTATTCACAGTTTTTGTCTCCTAAATCCTTCTTGCCTTCTTCTGGAAGTTTTGTCTACGACGGCACAAATTTTGTCTTTAACACATATAATTACCATCAAGTTTGTTCTATTAAGTATGTTCCATTAAATCTCTTATATCAGTATATACCCGCTATAGTTCTACTAACACGTAATAGTACTGTACCTATCATTAACGCCATTCAACCCACATTCAATAGGGTTGACACATATTCTGCTCGTATCAATGACTATTTCGTTCTCAACCGTCCCATACACGATTGCCCTTTCTACCAAGATTGCGTTATATCCAGGAATGAAATTCAACCATCTTCCTTATTAATACATCCTACAGAAATCACTGTCGTTGATCGCATCACTTCCGCCATCATTCAATCCTTTTCATACATTTTGTCGCTTCTTTTTGACACTATTATTTCTATTGTTTCTCCAATATTCGAATCAGAGATTTTGCAATTTATGTTGAAATCATTGTATCTCATAATTTTCTTCATATTCGTATTTTGCTTTTCTGGTTATGCCTTCACTAGTTCTATATTCTTATCTATCATCATTTGCATCATTTCTAAC